AATCTTAAAACGCAAGGAACAATTGACTTCTGGAGCACCTCATTCATTCGTGGTACTACCTTTGATAAAGCAATTATTATAGTAGATGAATTCCAGAACTTGAACTATCACGAACTTGATAGTATAATGACAAGGGTTGGTGAAGAAACAAAGATTATGTTCTGTGGTGATGCCACTCAAACTGATTTGATTAAACAGAATGAAAGGAATGGAATACATGATTTCATGAGAGTCCTTCGTTTAATGTCTTCGGTTGATATTATTGAATTTGGAGTAGAAGATATCGTTCGCTCTGGATTAGTTAAAGAATATATTCTTGCTAAGATGGAACTTAATTTATGACCTTTGAGCATTGTAATTTTCTTGGTGATCTTGAATTAGAAAAGAAAGAAACTCCTGGATGCCGACTGTATCATCTACCCGATGGTCAGTGGGTTCCTTCTATTACGTCAGTAACTTCTTTTTATAATAGACAGATCTTTATTAATTGGCGTAAGCGAGTTGGTATAGAAGAAGCAAATCGTATTACTAAGAAGGCAACTGCTCGTGGAACTGACTTCCATGAAGTAGCACAGGCATATCTAGAGAACAAAGAACTTAACTGGGATGATTATAGACCAGCAAGTAAGTTCATGTTCCATCATGCAGCACCATATCTGGACAAGATAAATAATATACACGCTATAGAAAGAACCCTTTACTCTGAGTACCTTGGTCTTGCTGGTAGAGTTGATTGTATAGCAGAGTATGAAGGTGAGTTAGCAGTCATAGATTTTAAGACATCTGAGAAGATCAAACCTGAGAAGTGGTTGGAAAACTACTTTGTTCAGGAGACCTTTTATGCAGCAGCTTACTACGAACTAACTGAGATCCCTGTTAAAAAACTTATCACCCTTATGGTAACACCTGGTGGTGAGGTAAAAGTATTTGACAAAAGAAACAAAGGGGATTATATTAAATTGTTAGTGAGATATATAAAAGAATTTGTCAGTAACAATACTAGGACAGCAGCGAATGCCGAAGAATGAATTAGAGAAAGTATTAGAGAGCAAGTTCTTTTGCCCCACTCGTTTTGCTGAGGAAATAGAATCTCTTGTTCTCCATAACAAGGACATGAATTACATAGATGCTATTGTACATTTCTGTGATCAGAATAGTTTAGATTTAGAATCAGTTCCTAAACTTATTCCTAAACCGTTAAAGGAGAAGATAAAGTATGAAGCATCGGAGCTTAACTTTTTAAAGCGAAGTTCCCGTGCGAAATTGCCCCTTTAATTCCAAAAAAGGCGAAAAAAAATCTCCGTAATTTTTTGCCCCTATTACTTTTTTTATTATGGAAGATCTATTACATATGTACAAACTCGCACAAGGCACTATGTGTCCAGTGATGGTGACTAAGATTCCTAAACAAATCTTGAAAGAGATTGATGGTTGGGTAAATGAAAGTAAGAAGTTTAAGAACAGTCCACTAGCAGAACTGAAAGCTCATGAGAATGTAGGATATCTTTCTCTGGATGGTAAGGCACATAATTCATATCAGTGTTCTATCTCTCCTAGTTTAGTTGATAGTTCTTTCTGGTTAGCATGGGTATTGAGACTGTCTGCAAAGTATTGGGGAATGGGAAAACGTAATAGAGCATTTAAGTTGAGGAAATGGGATGGTCATTTTGATGGGTATGATATCTGGACTAATTTTGCATATAAAGGAGATGATAATCCTACACATAATCATGCAGGATTTCTATCAGGTGTGATATATTATAAGAATCATAAGCATCCTACAATATTTGATGAACATGATGTAGCATATGAAGGTCTTGATGGAACAATGGTAATGTTTCCTGCAAGCACTTTGCACCATGTAGAAGAACAGACTGTTAATAAAGAAAGAATTACTTTGGCATTTAATATCGTAGAAAATGATGCCCTTTGATGCCTATCGTTGTTATCTTTCTCTAAAGAATCATTTTACTAAAGATCATTATGATTATATAAAGTATCGTGGTAAGACTAGAGCAACTGTCCAAGCTTTCTATAAGAGGAAGGATAGGTTTTGGTTTGAGAAGTTTGCTAGACAGAAGAGTGATAAAGAAGTAGAAGAGTTCTTTGTATCTAATTTTATATACTCTACTGATCCAGGAACCATGTGGATTGGTGAGATGATTAAAGAAGGAGAAGGAAGATATACTGAATGGAAAAAGAAAGTTCAATCACTCACTTATATTTTTAAAGAAGAGACTGAGAGTGTATTTGAGAATAAGAAGGTAGATGATATGTTTGATTGCTCAAAAGGACACCCACCAATTCTAAAGAGTTATCTGGGGGGTGACATATCACTTGAAAGTATGGTAATATATGATAGAATATTTGATTATGGGAAGGACTTTGATAAACGACTGAAAGATCCAGTATGGGAAACCGTAAGTCGTAAAATTAAAAAGTATTCTCCCTTCCTAAATATTGACGTATCCCGTTACAAAAAAATTCTAAAGGAGGTAATTATCCATGGCTCTTGAAAATGGTGAAGTTCTGCAGAACCTTACAAATCAACTCCAAGAAGTCACACAACAGTTAAACCAGTTAGGTGAGACTCGTGTAAAACTTATTGGTGCAATTGAAGTTCTACAACAGATTGAAGAAACAAATAATCCTGCTCCTGTTGCAGAGGAAACCCCTGCAGTGGAAGCACCAGTTGAAGAAGCTCCAGTAGAAGAAGCAGCAGAATGAGTTTTTTTCAATCACCAGTCGTTAGGGCGGAGATGGCAGAAATTAGTGAACTTCAAGAAGAAGTTTACTCAAATATTTTTAAGTTTCCTTCCATGAAAAAAGAAGATCAACTCTATCATGTTGAACTTCTTACTAGGTTGATTGAGAAACAACAAATTCTGTATGCAAGGGTGAGTTTATCGGATGATCCTGATGCTCAACAAATGAAGGAACACATCATCGAATCTGCTTCTATGATGGGTATCCCTAATAGCGTTGATATGAGTAAAGTTTTTGATCAGATGAGTACTATGGTGCAAACCTTAAAAACTCAGATTGACAAAAACCAATTTTCCTTGTAACATTACAGGGTACACAAAAGCCAAATCTAAAAACAAATCTAATGTCTTTTAAAGATCTAAAAAAACAGTCCTCTCTAGGATCTTTGACTCAAAAATTAGTCAAAGAAGTGGAGAAGATGAACAACACAAGTGGAGGTGCTGATGAGCGTCTCTGGAAGCCTGAAGTTGATAAAACAGGCAATGGTTATGCCGTAATTCGTTTCTTACCTTCCCCTGAAGGAGAAGAAATCCCTTGGGCAAAAATGTATTCACATGCATTCCAAGGTCCAGGTGGATGGTATATTGAGAACTCTTTGACCACAACAGGTGGCAAGGATCCCGTTTCAGAATACAATCGTGAACTCTGGAACAGTGGTAATGAATCAGATAAGGATGTAGTTCGTAGACAGAAGCGTAAGCTCTCTTACTATGCAAACATCTATGTAGTAAAAGACCCTACCAATCCTCAGAATGAGGGTGGAGTATTCCTCTACAAGTTTGGTAAGAAGATCTTTGACAAAGTAATGGAAGCAATGCAACCAGAGTTTGAAGATGAAACTCCAATCAATCCTTTTGACTTCTGGCAAGGTGCAAACTTCAAGTTGAAGATCGTCAAGAAGGATGGTTACTGGAACTATGATAAGTCAGAGTTCGATTCTCCATCACCTCTACTTGAAGATGACGATGCACTAGAAGCACTATGGAAGAAAGAGTATTCTCTTACTGCTGTTACTGCTCCTGATCAGTTTAAATCTTATGATGTTCTTGAAAAGAGATTGAAGTATGTTCTAGGTCAAGGTCGTCCTGCTCCACGTCGTTTAGATGAGGATCTTGAGGACGAGAGTGAAGGTCTTTACAAACCAGACTTTAAGAGTCGTAAGGCAGAGGAAGCCGTCGCTGCTGCTCCAGTAGCATCATCTAGTGCAGATGAAGACGATGCTTACAAATACTTTCAAGCATTAGCGGAAAGTTAATCAAATAGTCTTATATTTTCACCACGTTTTAAGGATTTACTCACATATTGAGTAGATCCTTTTTTATATCTCATCATTTTTTCTATATCATCATAAACAAT